AGTTCAGAACTCAGGCGATTAAGGTGTTGGATGCGTTCCTCGCTCAGAACGAAGCAGACCGTAAACCTCTGATGTTATGTCTGGATTCTCTTGGTATGTTGTCAACTACCAAAGAGGTAGAGGATACTGCGGAAGGGAAAGAGACTCGTGATATGACGAGAGCCCAAGTTCTCAAAGCAGCGTTCAGAGTTCTTACTCTGAAACTTGGTAAGGCGAAAGTGCCGATGGTGGTGACGAACCATACCTATGATGTGGTCGGGTCGATGTTCCCAACGAAAGAGATGGGCGGCGGGTCAGGTCTAAAGTATGCTGCAAGTAGTATCGTATATCTCTCAAAGAAGAAAGAGAAAGATGGTACTGAAGTGGTCGGTAATATCGTTCACTGTAAGAATGCTAAGAGTCGTTTGACGATTGAGAATAAGATGGTTGATGTTCGACTGATGTATGAACGTGGACTTGATCGTTACTATGGACTGTTGGAGTTGGCGTTGAAGTATGGTATCTTTAAGTCTGTCTCTACTCGTATCGAACTACCAGATGGTTCAAAGACTTTCGGTAAGACAATCAATAATGATCCAGAGAAGTTCTTTACGGATGATATTATGAAACTACTGGATGATGCTGCTGGACAAGAGTTCAAGTATGGTAATAAAAAGATACAGGAAATGGAAGAGGAAGTAGAAGATGTTGACACCGAAGCAGAAGTTTGATAAACTTTGGATGTTAAAGGAAGAGATTGAATATGCAGAGAGTCAGTTGCAACCGCATGACACTGGACATATTAATACCGCCATTGGTTGGATGAATAGTCGATTGAGAACTCTCAAGTCTGAGTTGGAGAATGAACTAGATGAAGTTTCAACTGAATAAGAAAGAAGAATGCCTCACGATACTCATGGAAGAGTGTGGTGAGGTTATTCAAGAAGCATCTAAGATTATGCGGTTTGGTAATGATGCATCCAAACTGACTAAGGAACTAGGTGATTTACAGATGATGATTAACCTTACAGCGAATCACCTTGACATTGATTCGGTATCAATTGGTGTTTACGCCAATGAGAAACGTGAGAAACTTAAAAAATATTCTGACTTGATTGATAAGTGATTGATTCTATTGAGAATCTTTTTTAAATTATTTTGCATTTAGCCCTTGACATTCTCTGTGGGTTTGTTATAATAACAGTATAGTCAATAGAGAGGTGAATTATGAAAAAGATATTAATTGCAATGACAATGTTCGCTGCCACTATCGGTAATGCGAATGCATTCCAGTTTGAAACAAACAATGATGTGGTTGTTCAATCTATCATTGCCCAAGTTATCAAACAGACTGTAGGCAATACTGTCAATACTGGTAACGTGACTATTCATACTACTGGCATCCAAACAAAAAGAAAGATGACAAAGTGTGTAAGCAGTCCACAGTATTTTTCTGATGGAACAATGAAAATGAGAGTGAAGTGTTACTAATGTTTGAAGGTGTTAAAGAATACAAAGTTTCCGATTACCAGATGTTTGATGGTGATCTGAAAGGGAGCGAGTATGGTGGTGAGATTGATTTTGATAATGGATACAGTCTATCCATCGTATCACATAAGACTTCTTATGGTGGCGATAAAGGATTGTTTGAAATCATGTTGCTTCGGAATGGAACTCCATGCTCGTTCCCACCTATTACCCATGAGGGCGATACCGTAAAAGGTTTCCTCTCTAAAGAAGAAGTCGAGGATATTATCGACACAACTAAAAACCTGCCAGGAACAGTGTAATGAATATTGAACAGTTCTTTAATGAGTGTTTACGACACGATTGGTTTTATGATTACTCTGACGATCATCGTGTATGGACTGCTGGAAACGAAAACAAAAATAGGTTGTATAATCTAGCAGATGGTAATGATGTTAAAGAAAAGATTATGTCTGAGTTTCGTGCCTACACTTTAGGTAAACGTGAACGTCCTACACTAGATGAATTCATTGCCGGAGATTAGCGCAGTCTGGTAGCGCATCTGCTTTGGGAGCAGAGGGTCGTTGGTTCAAATCCAGCATCTCCGACCAATCATTACCACATATTCATTATAATCCTTAGATATAATATCACCTATATGTGATAAGTATTATATGAAAGGAGAATCATTATGTGGACTAAACCAACTTTTGAAGAAATGCGTTTCGGATTTGAAGTTACGATGTATGTAATGAATAAGTAAGTTTCCTTCTCTCTACCCTGACCCCTTTACGGTATAAATACTGTAAAGGGGTTTTTCTTTATGGCAGATATGTTATCATACTTTATGGGTCGTGACGGTTTTACTTGGTTCATTGGAGTCTGTGAGGACAGAGATGATCCAAAGGCACTTGGGCGTATTCGTGTTCGTTGTTTTGGTTATCACACAGATGACTTAACCAAACTTCCTACACAAGACTTGCCTTGGGCGCACGTTATGCTTCCGCCAACTGCACAAGTTGGTGCATTCCATAATATCAAACCTAGTGATTGGGTATTCGGTTTCTTTCGTGATCCAGATACTCTTCAACAACCTGTCATCATGGGTATCATGCCAGGCGTTCCAGCAAACTCTGCCGATCCCTCTAAAGGTTTTTCAGACCCCAATTCACCAGATGCTCCAGATACACAAGATGAAAAGTATAAGAAAGAACCAGACTTCGGGCCATACCCTTCTCGTGTAGGACAGGCAGACACTTCTCGTTTAACTTCTGGTTTACTGGAAGCACATCCAGAGATTGAAGAACGAGATACCGCTGCAACTGAAGAAGTTCCTACCGCAAACGAATCAAAGATACTTGGTGATGCAGACTCCACAGTAGATGTTGCATCACAGTGGGAAGAGAAACTAGCAACCAATACAGACTTCACCGCAGTTACATGGAAAGAACCAAAGACTGCGGATGAGTCTATTCGTGGTAAGGATGCAACTGGAAAGAATCCAGAGACACAAGAAGATAGAGTTCCCCCATACAAAAGACGTAACACAGAATATCCATACAATCATGTTTTAGAAACAGAAGGTGGACACATTAAGGAATATGATGACACACCATATGCAGAGCGCATCTATGAAAAACATAAGAGTGGAACATACTATGAGATTGATGCTGACGGAAACAAGGTAACAAGAGTTGTCGGGCAGAACTATGAGATTATCGCTGGTAGTAGTTTCGTTAATATCAAGGGTGATGTAAACCTTACTATTGATTCAAACTGTAAGACATATATCAAAGGTGATTGGAATATTCAAGTTGATGGTAACAAGACGGAAGTTGTGAAGAAGAATGTTACGGAAACATACGGAACAGAGAATGAAGAGCATTCTCATACAATCAGTGTAACAGGTAAACGAGCAGAGACAGTATCCAATAGTGTTACGGAAACATACCAAGATGCAAAGACTGAAACAGTTACCAAAGATGTTACGGAAACATATGGTGCAAACCAGACTACCGCAATCAGTGGTAACTTGGATGTAGACGCTGCAAGGATTGACTTGAACTAATGAAGGGATTGTTTCTAATTAAAGATGGTGTAAACTATATGGAGTTTCATAACTACGATGACATACCTATGTCATTTGATAACCTCATAAGATTTGAACCAGAAGTTATTCCAGAACCTCACACAGAAGAAGAACACGAGTTAATGGAAACATACAATGACAAACTAAAAGAACTAATGAAAAGGGAGCGGATGTAATGCCTGCAGCGACAAGAGTTGGTGATGCAGACGTAGCACATTGTTCTGGTATGACACGAGCAGTGGGAAGTCCAAATGTATTTGTGAATGGTATTGCATGGAGTAGACAGGGAGATGTAAACACTGGTCATCTTCTTCCGCCTGCGCCATGTCCATCTCATTCCGCTCCAATTGCATCTGGTTCTTCAACAGTTAAAGTAAATGGAAAAGGAGCAGGTAGAATTGGTGATGGTATTAGTGGTTGCACATCTGTAGCCGCTGGTTCACCCAATGTATTTGCTGGAGGATAGAATGGAATTTATATGGCACATACTACTAACAGTCTGTTCTGGAAGCACTTGTTTGGAGCAAGATGTTCAGTGGTTTGAGAAAGAAGAACAGTGCAGAACCATGTTGGTTCAGTATGTAGAGATACCGTCAGACGGCGATTGGGATACAGTTGAATATGTCTGTAAACCATTAGGGAGTAGAGGAACTTAAAATGTATGAGTATAGATGTAAGGTGGTAAAGATTATTGATGGTGACACAGTTGATGTAGATATTGACTTGGGGTTTGGTGTATGGTTGAAGAAGGAACGTATTCGTCTTTACGGTATCGACACACCAGAATCACGCACAAGAGATTTAGAAGAAAAGAAGTATGGACTTGCCGCAAAAGAATTCCTAACTGGTATGTTGGATGATGAGGGTGGTGTTGTTCTCAAAACACATAAGGATGCAGAAGGAAAGTTCGGACGTATTCTTGGAGAACTGTGGAGAACCACCAACTATGCTGACAAATCAATCAACGAATATTTAATAGAGAAACATCATGCGGTGCGATATATGGGGCAATCCAAAGATGATATTGCAGAACAACAT